TTTAACCAATCAAATTGTCCAAAACGATTTTTCCATTTCATTCTTACATTAGGATATTTTTGTTCACAATTGATATCATATCTTATTGGTAATCCTAACGCAGATGCACCATTGTAAGGTTGAACTGTATAATAAGTTAATCCTGTTGTAGATAATGGAAAACCAGGTTGAGAAGGTGCAATAGGATATTGTTGAATTTGTCCAGAAGAACTAACATTTGCAGTTAGTGTAAAGTCACCGGTACCTGTATTACCTGTATAAACTATTTTTGTAGGTGTAGTTGCACCTATGTTTCCACCATATACAGATGATAAACCTTGATTATCTAAAAATGCAGATTGTGTTGCCGGCCCATCGGTTAGTAATGGCCAGTAAGGAGTTGTAGTCTGCATTTGTTGTCCAATAGATTCAGGAAATATTCCATATCCATCGACTGCTTTATATGTTGCAGATTTTAAATGAGAGCCAGTAACAAATGTACTACCTGAAAGATATTGAAAATAAAAATCAACTGCAAAATACATTACATTTGAAGTATTTTGTTGTGCATAATCTGTAAGTGTTGAATTGATTATTCTATTCAAATCAAATAGACCAACACCGACTGTATTAGGAAACTTTGCAATTGTATAATCTGCTACCGAAGAAGATGCATTTGGTGCACCTTGCCAATAATATAATTCACCTACATATTGAAATGAAGATGATGTTGTTGTAGCAGTATTGCTTTCACTTAATGAAAATATAATTGGTGATTGTGCAAATGAACAACTCGCTGGAGTCTGTAATAATGATAAAGCCATTATGTATATCGTTTAATATAATAACCACCTTTTCAATAAAAGTATGTGATACTAATACTCAGCTTCCATTTTGTCCAACTCTGCTGCTATGTTTCCTATTATCATTTTATCAACCAATTCATCGTAGTATTGGTCTAACATTGAATTGACAGTTGGGTCTAACATTGCATTATCTGCAAATGGTCTTGCTGCCATTTTAGAAGTTCCATCGTTTACAAATTCACCATACTCAGCTCCTTGTGGTGCATAGTCTAATTCAATTTCAAAAGAATAACTATCCTTAGTCTTTAACTCCTTTACCATTTTGGCAGGAGTGTTTACAGCTTTAACTTTACGAAGTAAGTTACCTGTATCGATTGCACGAGTAGGTTGTCTTTGTAGATTTAGTTGTGCTAACGAACTAATCTGTTTTGCTATGTCTTGTAATGTAGGCATACTATGGAGATAGTATAAATGCAGATGAAATGGTAAAAGTATGATAAGTATAACCACCAGTATTTGTTATCGTACCACCTGATGCATTTATACTTCCAGATATATATCTAATTTTTACTATACCAGAACCACCTGCTCTACCAATCGCAGGTACTGCATTACCAAATCCAATTCCACCAGCACCACCCCCTGTATTGGCTGAACCAGCTGTTGCACCACCTATAAACGATAATGCACCATTTCCTCCTCCACCAATACCACCGGCTCCTGCTGTTAATCCTGAAGGTATGTTGTTTGAGCAACGAACACCTCCTCCTCCTCCACCTGCATAATAATTTCCATCAAGCCATTGTTTACCAGCACCACCATTACCAGCATTATAACAACTGGCAGATGTTGATGAAGAATAGCTACTACCAGTTGTACCAGCACCACCACCACCACCACCTGCAAAATGGTTTGTATCAATTTTTATACCAGTACCACCATCATTACCTTGTCCTGGTATACCAGTACCACCGGCTCCATCGTTACCACCACGTCCGGATGCACCTTGACCATAATCAGGTCTAGCAGCTTCACCACCATATGAAATTAATCCAAATGCATAAGTTGGTTTACCTTGTTCATTGAAATCTATTGAAGAACTTGAAGTACCTCCTCGTCCTATTTCAATTGGATAACGACCATAAGTTGTAAGAATAAGTGAGCCAGATACAAATCCACCGGCTCCTCCACCACCATTATAACCGTAATTTGATGCTCCACCACCACCTACTAAAAGATATTCAATAGATGCTGATGCTAAGGAATTATTAGAGAAAAAAGCAGTAGGTATATACATTTTATTAAGCTAAGTTTAAAACACTAGTTCCATATAAACTAGATGTAGTATATGATACAAATGTCAAAATATCTTGTGAGTCAGTTATGATTGATGCCGAATAAATAAATCCAGTTGGAAATTTAATCGTAGATGGATATGATATAGTACCAACCGTAGGGCCAGCTTGTGTAATTAATAATGATATAGTTTCACCTGGATTAATATTTGTTGGAATTAATCTTGTTGCATTTCCTGATATTAAATTTAAAGTAAAGAAGTTACCTAAACTACAATCCATAGATGCTGTATTAGAAGTAATTGTTATTGGAAATACTTGTCCTCTTACACTACCTGAATAAACCATAGAAGAACTTACTAATAAAGTTCCGTTAATAGTTTGATTACCATTAAATGTGTTACTACCTGTTGTTGCATAACTTCCAGTCAATGATGCGGTAAATGCGTTCAAATTACTTATTGAAGTTTCTGCACTAGCGGTAAATGAATTAATGTTATTTAATGATACAATCGTACTTGCCGTAAACGCGTTTAAAGCATTAAACGATGGTTGTTGAGATGAGGTAAATAGATTTAAATTAGTTACTGAAGTATTTAAACTTGCAGTGGTTTGATATATTGAAACTAATGAAGATGTTACACTTGCACTAAAATTATTTAAACTACCTGTTGCTATTTCTATTTTATTTAATCTAATATCTTGTTCATTTTGAGATGCAGATACCGATTGGGATAATGCTAATATAGATTGAGATACAGATTGTGAATATGTTGTTACATTACCAATTCCACTAATTGTAGAGGATGAAATGTTACCTAATACATTTAAATTACCTGTAATACCCATAGAACCCGTCAAAGAACTGCTTCCTGACATTATAATACTTCCGTTGAGTGTTTGTGTATCTAAAATACTATCTCCCAAAATATTAGACCCAGATGAGAATATGACAGATGATGACTCTATTAGAGTTACAACCTTACTTGCAAACAAAGTTCCACCTACATTCAAATCATTTGTGATAAATGCATTTGATGCAGTAATTGCATTTGATACTACTAAACTACCTGTTAAAGTTGTTGCTCCACTAACTTCTAAATTACCATTAACTCTTACATTATCATTTACAGTTACTTTACCTTCAATGTCAAATGCTCCACTAACAATAAAGTCACCACCAACAGTCAAATCACCATTCAACGATGCACTACCAATTGAATTAAGATATAATCCTAATCCATTACCAAATCCATCTTCAATTTGTGTTAATGTTACAGATGCAGTATTGTTACTACCAAAGTGTAATAAACTTTGAAATGATGATGAAATATATAAGTTACTTAAACTTCCCATTTATTTTTATTTTATAATTTTAATCGAATTGCCATTTTCTAAATGCTACATCCGTTCCTAATCCCCACTTTTGTGGTGTTGTGTTCCATATTTGTGGATTTGCCCACAACAAACAATAATCACATGTCACAAAATTATCATATGGTAATTCCAATACTGGTAAATTAACATAATCAAAATCATCTTCTCCACTAAATGTACCTACAATTGTATAACAATGATAATCATAGTAAGTAGTTATATCTCCTGATGAATTAGGAAATGGTCTACTCATAAAGACTTGACCTATACTTCCAGTTTCATCTAATACTGCTTTATACTTCTCACCACCAATACAATCTTCAATTATATACCCACTACCCGACGGATTAATTAAAAAAAAAAGACAACGATTTTTATCATTGTGGGTCGTTAACTCAAAGGTTGCAACCCATCCGGCCAATCCATTATTAAATTGGTCAGAGAATGCAGAACAATTTATGTCTCCATTTATCTCAAACCCAGCAACTCCTCTTTGCGTATATGAAGTTAAATCGTTTAAGATACCTAATGTGTTTGCGTGAATGTCTACTACATCATCTACTCCATAAAACGGAACAGTTTGTGCATTAGTTCTATCATCACTTTCGTTATTCTTATTTTTAATCTTATCAGCAACCGTCAACTGAATTGTGTAATTTGTTATGTTACTACCAAAATTACTTTCAGTTATTAGGATATTTCCTAATGGATATGATGGAAACTGGTCTACATCTATCTTTGTAATATCACCTTGTGTTACTGCATTGATAGAAGGATGGTTACTCATTATTGTTTTGAAATAATTCAAAGCATTGTAATAGAGAGTATAGTTTACACCTGTATTATGAACGATTTGTTGAGCCATAGTTATTATAATTGTATACCACCGAAGTATTGGTTACTTTGGTCAGGATATATTTGAGTTTGATTTCCAACAGTCTGCAAGTATTGAGGTATGTTATTAGAATATGCAATTAAGTAATTCTGTAATCTCAATGCGTAGTAATCTGCATTGTTTAGAGCTTTGTTTAAAAGATAATCAATTTCAGATTTAGCAGGTGCTATACCTTGTTCACTTTGTTGTTTAACTGCTCCGTTTGATTTGAACTGAACAGAACTGAAAGGAATGTATTCAACACATGCATACCACAATAGGGTATATTTAATATGGTCATCCATTAAGTCTTGATAATAAGAACTTAAACTACCAAAAGTATTTGCAGTGATTTGTGCTTGTAAATAATCGAATAGAACTGTTCCTAATAAATTCTTTAAGTATTTATCTTGTGCAGTTCTACAAAACGGCAATAAAGCATCTGCATCAATTGCACCTTGCAATGGAGAGTTCTTTATAATATCGTTTCTATTTATGAATAATGCGTATGACATAGTTATTTTTTATATATTTCGTATTCTTTTTCAAAGTGTGTTGGCATTGTAAACTTTTCTGTTGGTAATGGTTCTATTGGTGTTTGGTCTGCACTATCTTCAGTAGTTGCAGGATTTTCCATACTATCGTTAGTCTCATCTTCTACTTGGTCAATTGATTTACCAGTTTCTTCTGCCGTTTGAGATAAAATTACTAATGGAGTTAATTGTTCAAAGTATAATTCAGTATCATTATATCCACCACAAGTTAATGCGTAATCTAAACTATTTAAGATAATGTTTTGAAAAGGTGCAATAGTCATCGTTTGTAAAATACTAAATGCAGTTTTCATTTCCTCTGATTGTGAACTAAAACCATTGTTCTTTGTTCTAATACCAAATAGTAATGGAGAAGTTACTCTATGTGCAACTAATATTCTATCTTGTGTGTATTCTGCAACATAGTCGTATTTCTCATGTAAGTTTGTAATATCAATTACATCAATTGTAGGTTTAGTTGCAGGGTCATCGTTGAATGATAACATAAATCTACCTGCGTTATCCGTACCTGTAAACTTAGCTTGAACTAAATCTTCAATAGTTTGTCTTTCTTCAGGTGCTGGAACTCCATTGTTGAAGTTTAACATTACTGCCGGTAAGAAACCATTAACAATATTATTAAAGTGTAGATTACTTATCTCACCTTCGGCCATTGCTAATTGTAAAGCAGAAACCCAATCTGGTAAAGAGTAGTAGTAAAGACCTGGACAATAATGTTTAATGTAAAGTATTTCCATTTTCTCATTAGAAGTCTCAAATGCAGGTATTTTCTTTTTATCTTTAATCTTGCGTTGGTCATTCCAATCAGTACAATAATAATAATTTTCAATCATTGGTGATGAACCTAACTTCTCTGCTCTTAATAACTGAACAGGTACATGATACATCTTTTTAATCTTAGTATGTGTTTCATCCCAATAAACTTGGAATGCAGCATTACCATATAATTTCAAATCAAAACTAACTCTTTTAACTTCCTCTTGTGGAATTATCTTTTGTAAAGTTTCATTGAATATTTCGTTCTTAGAATATAAACCTTTACCAAATATTAAATCTGCAATACCTTCGATAGATGCTGCATTAGTTGTACTAACATTGAAAGCAGTAGTTACTGCATCAAAGAAATCGTCATTACCATACACGCCAAATGGAACGAATGGATAACGAGTTTTAGTATCTTCCTGTATAATTGGAAGAGAATTATTGTTTACATTGACTATTGAGAATTTTTGTTGTCCTTTCATATTAATCCATTATGATATATTTGTTCTCACTATCGTGGGAAACATATTGTGTATTTTGATTTTCGTATACCGATTTGTCTATTGATTGTGATGCGTATACTTGCCAACTACCATTCCAAATATCAATTGAGGCACTACCTGATTGATTGTATAGAGTTGCACGATACTCACTTCCTACACTAGCACTTTGAATACTTGCAGTGAATGCAAGAATACTTTCGTATGCAGAATAACTAACATTACTCATAGATGCAGTAAATGTATTTAATCCCATCATATCTTGCAAACTCATTGTAAACTGATTACTACCAGTTACCTGTGTTCTTATTGTGTATGAGTTAGATTGAGATATGTAATAGCTAAGCATTATCTTGTGTTTATATTATAATAACAATGAATTTCGTAATAATAGTTAAATAAAAAAACCCCACTCCGAAGAGTAGGGTCTAATATTTTAGTGTTTATACCGAATGATATTATGCAGATGCTCCGTAAACTACTGTGTAGTTTGCAGTTAATCCACCTAATGCATTTGCAGTAGTGCTTCCAGATAAGAATTGAGCAGGGAATTGTTCTTGTCCTGTGAAAGTTAAAGAGTATCCGTAAAGGTCTCCTAAAGCTCCACCAGTTTGAATTGTTCCACCGGTCATATCTGCACCTTCTTTTTTACCTACTAAAAACGCATCACCATTGTTAGTCCAAACGATTATTTGAGGTCTACCATAAGCCATAAGCTTTAATTGAGTCGTCATTTCGTTTGTTAACTTCTTTAAGTTCAGAGTTAATTCTTGTGAAAAGAATGTAGTTCCGTTCTCGCGAGAAGTGTTAACAGTTTCAGTATATGCACTAGTTCCTTTCAATTCGTAGTAATACAAAATTGAGCCAGATGGAACACCTGACAACAATCCAGAAGGAGTTGCTGTTTGAGCTGCTGTTTCTGTGAAAGAACCCGTCGTATAATTGATAAAGTAAACACCCTGTAAACCACCGATGCTTTCTTTACATACTTCGTCTCTTCCTAGAGTTAATGAACAAGGCATATATTTAATTTTTAAGTTTTGTTATTAAAAAAGGTGGGTGTTGAGACCCACCCTTTAATTATTTTTTATTAGTAAGCTCCGTAGTATACGATGTCTTGACCAATACCGAATTGAGTACCACCTGTGTATCTCATTACAATTCTGTAATTTTGAGAACCATCAATGTTAGCCATATCCAATACTTTTACTTCATTGTAGTCAGAAAGTAAACCTGTTCCGAAGAATAAGTTTGATTTTTGGCTGGCCACAATTTTTGAACTTGACATCCCGGGACACCATACGATTTCAATACCGTTGAAGTTGAATGGTTTTTCACCCACGTTCATTTGGTTGTTCCATCCGTTTGCACCGATAGCACCACCTGCTAAAGCTTGTTGGTATGCTTTAGCTACATCAGTAGATACATACAACAATACATCAGGCTTACCATAAACAGTATCAGGGATAGTGTTTACAACTGAATTTAATTTGTCTAATACATTTGCAGAAGTTACACTTCCAGAAATTACGATTGAACCACTCTTAGCTGCTAATACTGCACCTGAACCACCTGCTGCGATTGAAGCAGAGAATGCTGTTTGGAAACCACCGAATTGTCCGTTAGTTGTGTTAACACCTTCCCAGATAGACTCTTCAGTTGCTTCTGCTACTTTACCACCTACATAAGAGATTAAGAAATCGTTGAAGTTCTTTGGAATTTCATCAAATGCAGAGAAACCTAATTGTAATGCTTCCCAGCTATCTACGAATTCTTGCTTACATAATAGTAAGTTAACTTGTAACTCTTTTGGAGTCAATACTTGTTCAGTAATAGCAACGCTACCTGAAGTTGTGAAATCACAAGAAGCATCTTGTACGATACCGCTCACGTCTAATTTTTGGATTACAGATTTGAACTTCACGTTTGGCATGATAGTTACAAGTTTCTTATCCAAAGTGTTTGCACTTAACAACGCTGCTGCGATGTATCCTGCTGCTGCCTCACCTGCGTAGGTAGTCGTAATGCTAGGAAGTGCGAAATTTTGTCTTGCTTTCATTTTTTTAATTTAATGATTTTAATTAATTTATTTATAAAGTTTAGATAAGAAAGAAGATTGTGCATCTTTTGATTTCTTACCATAATTTTTTCTATTTGTTTCGGATGTGAATTTTGTAGCTTCATCTGTTGGAGCACCATCTAATTTCGGTAACTCTTCATCATCTTCAGCAGCCATTGCAACTTCTTCGTCAACTTCTTCGTCAACTGGAGGCATCATAGTTTCTTCCATCTTCATCATCTTCTTTTCCATCTCTTCAATTCTGTAAGCCATTTCTTCTAATTTCTTACCTAATTCCATTTCGGTTTCAGGCTTCTTATCTTCAGGCTTTAATTCAGCATCTTCACTTTCAGGAAGTTTTTCTACTTCATCAGTTTCTTCTGCTGCTTTCAATGTTCCCTTTTCAATTTGACCAGGTACATCTGCAACTTCATCATCCTTTGTGTAAGTTCCTGCCTGTGGAATGTCTTTTACTTTTTCATCAGACATTTCTACATTCTCTCTTTCAACGATTTTACCCGCTTCAGATTTTACTTTTAATAAAGTTTCATTACCTTCTGTATCTTTCAACATTAAGTCGTGCATACCGTCTGGTGCTGGAGATTTAGTTCCATCTTCTGAAACTACGAATAGGTCTTCACCAACATCAAATGTTGCTGACTCTACAATTGTTCCGTCTGCTAATTTTGCATAAGTTAATTCAACTTCATTTGCTGATAAAAACTCAACAATCTTATTTAATACTTTTTTTGCGTTCATATATTTTTAGTTTATATTGTAATAACAACTATTTTTTGATTTATAGTTATTTTATTTATTTTGTTTGATTAAAATCTTGTTGAAAATATATTATATATATCCGTCAATTCGGTAGTTGTCAATACACTATTGTAATGTAAATACGCCATTAGATATCCATTAGCGTATCTATCTCCTGCTGCATTATCAAATCCTATATATGTAGTTCCACCATTAGATGTACCAGTTCTATCAAAGCTTTGGTTTTGACTTACAGAACTTGTGTTACCATCTAAATATGTAGTACAAGTTGTAGATGTTGATGAAATAGAATCTACGGTAGTAGCATACTGATGCCATATTGTAATATCAGATGGAGTTGAACCTGCACCAAAGTATGTAGAAAATCCACCACTATTATCAGCTGGAATTGGTACATAATCTTTAGTTCCTCCTAATGGTGCATATATACCACCATAAGAAAATCTAGCAGTTGGGAAACCTGTATCTTTTTGGAATGTAGAGTCTGTATTTTTCCAAATAAAAACATAAGTTCCATCTGGTGTAAATGTTCCTGTATAAGTAATGTATTGAGATGATGCCTGAACTAATTGTAAAATACCACCATTTGTTGAACTAAATGTTGGAGAATTTTGTAATGTTCCATCATTACCATTTCCACTTACATCCGTAACAGTTGCACCGGTGCCTGAATAAGATGATGGATTACCAAAATCATATATCGCAAATGCACCTGCAGGATAATTAAATGCCGGTGCAGCTGCTCCTACTACTCTCTGTCTATTAAATCCAAAGTTTTGAAATATCATTTATATCATGTTTAATGTTGATACTACAAACAAACTACTAGAGTTAACTGAAACAAAAGATAATATATCAATACTACCAGATGTCGGAACATAGGCCGAACCCGATGGTTGTTTAACTGAACTATCAAATGTTACCAACGAGCCTGATAAAGTAGTAATTACTAATGTTGCACTTGTTCCTGCTTGTATATTTGTTGGAGATATTCTAGTTGATGACCCGGAAGGTAGGGATAATGTAAAATAGTTACCAGTATTCAAATCCATAGATGCAGTATTAGATGCAATAGACATTGATATTACATTACCAAATGCACTACCTGTAAATACTGAATTACCTATTACTTGTAGTTCAATTGCATTTGATGAACTTAATATTAAACTACCTGTTATTGTAGTCGAACCACTTACATTAAGAGTTCCCTCAAAGTATGAGTTAGACCCACTATCTATTAAAAAGCCTGTTTTTCTATTTGCGTCTGATGTACCCGTTCCTACTGCAAATACTACATCAGAAGTTTTATTTCTACTATTGTCGTTTGCGTTATATCTACCTACGAATACAGAGCCATATGAGCTTCCATCTGCTAATAAACTAGAACCACTTACAATTAAGCTATTTCCCATCAATCCAGTCCTAACTACATTTTTATATACAGCAGTGCCACTTAATCTTGCATTTTGGACATCTATATAAATGGTATTGTTACCACCAAATATAAAGTTATCAGATATTGAGTTTGATTGTGCACCACCCACAGGTAATGACCCACTTATTATAATTGAGTTGGTCTGTCCTCCAATATTATTTCTATTCAATGCAACATTACCTAATCCTAAACTACTTGAGTAATATTGATTTGTAAAAGTAAATGCACTATCGTTGATAATGTTGTTCGCCATACTAGCTGCAGAGGAGTTTAGATTTAATGTTGTCTGGCCTGCAATTATATTATTAGTAAAACTTGTAGTAGACCCGGTTAATGCACTTTGATTTGCAACAATAATTAATGTTCCTCCAACACTATTACCTGTCATTGTTAATCCACTAGTCAATTTCTCAGCGTTATTTGCTGCACTACTTCCTATGTTTATAGTTCCTAATACATTATTACCTGATATTGTATATGTAGAGGAACTTACTGGCCCTCTCATAGTTAGTGAAGTATTATTGCCACCAAAGTAATTAGAGTTCATAGTAGGACTAAACTGCATTGACCCACTTATTTGTGGGGTATTTTGCACTAATAATGCAATATTGCCATTACCTCCTACATATCTCTTAAATCCTGCAGTCGGTGCTAATGGATTTACAAATATATTTCCACTACCTGATATAATTGTATCTGCAGTATTATCGTTATTCTTAAAGATTAAGTTTACCGATGTTGATGTAGATGCAGATAAATGTGCAGAAGCAGATGTAAATGATTTTGCTACTAACATTAAACTACCTGATGTAGGAACTAATGTAGATGCATTACCACCTGCGTCTTGGAATGTTTCGTTTCCTATGAATACATTACTACCTGTTGTTGCGTAACTTCCAGTTCTTGCAATTAAACTATCTACCTTTTGGTCGTTAGATGATGTATATGTATTGAATGATGCACTACTTGCAAATGATGCAGTTGTTATTTCTACTGGTTGATTGGTTGCTCCACCTACCCACATATATCCTGTATCTAAACCTGGTAATTGTGCAGGACCTGGGTTTAATACCAATCCTTTTCCACCGCTACCACCTTTAGTTATTACACCTAATAATTGAGTAATTGAATTGCTTCCTGATGGTAAGTTAATTGAATATCCACCACCTTCTGCTACATATATTGTTTGACCTGCAGTATAGCCAGTTAAATCTATTCCTTCTATTAAACCTAATACGATTGCATTTGTTGTATTTGCTGCTCCGATAGTTTCATTTGATATAAATGTCACAGGCATCTTAGCCGGATTACTTGCATCTGCTTTAAACACTCTAGGGTTTGCACCTTGTGAACCACTAATATATAATGGGTCTCCTTTAGTAATACTCTCACCTGTATAAACTACTTCAATTACTGTTGTTCCTGCACTGCCACTAACATCAGGTATAACTACACCGAATGTAGATGCGTCTCCTTTTGTGAATGTCAATGTGTTTCCACTAAATGAAGCAGTTACTAATGAACTTGCAGTTACTGATGAACTTACAAATCCTAATGCAGTTATTTGAGCACTGCCTGATATTGTACCCGTTGGAACACCACTGCCACTTACATCAGGAATGTTTACACTAAATTGAGTTGTATCTCCTTTTGTGAATGTAAGGTTTCTATTACCCGTATCAAATGATGCAGTTACTAATGCTAAACTCGCAGATGTAAATAAACTTGCAGTAGCAGAATTTAAATTAGTTACTGATGTATTTAAACTTGCAGTTGTAGAATTGATATTACTTATTGAAATCAATGCCGATGCACTAAACAATTCTAAGTTTTGTGTTTCAACTAATAAACTTGCAGTTGTAGAATTGATATTACTTATAGACACTAATGCAGATGCACTAAATGTATTTAATTCAGTTATAGATGTTACTAATGATGCAGTTGATTGTGATGCAGTATATGTGTTTAAAGCAGATATAGATGTATTAACCGATGCACTATTCACTTCTAAACTACTTACTCTTTGATTATTAGAAGAGGTGTAAGAGTTAAATGATGCAGTAGATACTAAAGTATTTATATTAAACGAAGAAGTATATAAGTTTAAATTATCTATACTAACTTGTTGAGATGCAGTATTTGCATTCAATTGTGTTATAGATGAATTCGTTGATGCAGTATATGCGTTAAAGGATGCAGTTAATGAATTGAACGAGCCTGTATCAGGAACATTCACCGATACTACCGCAGTACCACCAACAACTATTGCTGATATAGCACTACCCGTAAAGTTCATTGAGAATGCATTACCTTGTGGAATACCTTCGTCTAATATAGGTAAAGCAATTGATGCAGTTATATTTGTAATCTTTGAACCATCACCTACGAATTGAGATGCTGATATAAATGAACTTGCACTAATAGATGTGAATGTATTAGCACTTACAAATGTATTGCTACCTGTTGTTGCAAAACTACCAGTCTTTGAGTTTATACTATCTATTGATACCTGTTGAGATGCAGATGATTGATTTAAATTACTTATTGAAATTAATGCAGATGCACTAAACAATTCTAAGTTTTGTGTTTCAACTAAAAGACTTGCAGTAGTTGTATTTAAATTAGTTATAGAGATTGCAGTTGATGCAGTAAATGTATTGATATTAGTTACTGAAGTATTTAAACTTGCAGTAGTCGTATTCAAATTATTAATTGATATCTGTGCTGATTGAGTAAATGCCTGTAAAGATGCAGTAGCTTGATTTAAGTTACTGATATCAGGAATACTACCTGTTGCAACTGTTACATTAAATGTAGAACCATTACCTTTAGTAAAAGTTATTACATTACTATTTGCTTGTGCAGATGCAGTTATTAAAAGAGATGCAGTTGTTAACGATTGTGCTGATGCAGTAAATGCATTGATATTTGATATTGATACATTCCAACTTGCACTATCTGCATTGTATCCTATTTCATCAACCATAGAGTCAATCATATTTACATTGAATGCTCTTAGGATTGCTGGAGTGATTGCTCCTGCGTTATTATTGGGGAAGGAAGTATTGTTATCAACCTTCAGTGCTACTTTGGTTATTTCAGCCATATCTTTATTTTTATTTAATCTAATATTATGTCGAAACCATCACTATAACCATCTGAGAAACCACCACCTTTAGTTCTATTAGGAGATTGAGTTTGTCCTATTCCTTGGTTCATAAGAAAACCTTTACAACATTTTACATCGTAAGTGTTACTCTCCAAGCAAATACAACCCTGTCTACTATTCTTTGGTGATGATAATCCTTTAGTTGGCCCAATATAGATACCCGATTGGTTCTCGCGATTAACTGAGTATCTTAAATTACCATTTCTACTATTGCTCCATTTTCCAGCCATTGGTATCGTTTAATATAATAACAACTAAATTGGAATAAATCGTTATGAACCTTGTTGTTTCTTTAATGCCTCTCTATGTAATAAGTTTTTAAGTGTAGTTTCGTCTGATTTGAATGCAAGATATAGTAAACACTTTTCTAATGCCTGTTCTGTTACCCAATCTATCCTACCATATTGTCCGTCTGCAAGTTCAATAAGCGTTTGGTAATTTCCCCACTTTTTTCCAAAATTGATTTGATGTTGGGTGGCAGTCCCTCCACCTTCAAAGACTTCAGGGTACCGCTCAACAAGTCCATTAACAAATTTACAAAAAAAAAGAGTGCTCCAAATTGCACATCCATT